CGGAGTAGCTGGCATTGAAGCGCTTGAGCAGCAGGTCCGCGGGGATCTCCAGGCCGGCGCCAATAGACTTGGCCACGGCATCCACAAAGCCGTCAAAGGCTGTATTGGGTCGCTTGGGGTCTACCGGCTCCACCTTTTCACCAGGGGCCAGAGTGACCACCGCGCCGGTGCCCAGCTGGTACTCGTTGTCCCCGGCGGGGATGGGCGGTGTGCCCAGGGGCAGCGACTCGCCCAGGGGGAGCTCGGTGGTAAGGCCCTCCGTAGTGACGAACACCGTGAAGCAGCTGGAGATCACCGCCGCCATCAGCTCCGCCTCCTCGTAGCGCTTGAGCTGCTGTAGGTCCTCGATGACGGGGGCCAGCAGCGGCACGCCCCGGCGCTGTTCAGCCCGCTCCGCCTCGAAGAGGTGCAGGATGTTGGGCCGGCCGGTGATGGCACCCCACGCCGGAATGCGCTTCCACTCGGGGGTGGTATAGGTGTAGCCGTTCATGGCGTAGGGGTACTGGTTGCACACCCAGTAGGCCACGGTGGCGCCGCTCTTGTCGATCTCCACACCGGAGAAGATCTGATTGCCGTTCCGGTCGTTGACACCCCAGAAGGGGTTCACCGCATTGCCGATGGGCAGCGCCACAGAGTACGGGGTGCACACCCGATCGCTCTCCAGCAGCTGCAGCCGCAGGCCGTAAGGCATGTTGGGCGTGGGGCTCTGGTACTTGAGGAGGCAAAAGCCGTCCCCGTTCATGAGCTGCCCCATGAAGATCAGCGACTGCATCTCGTAAAAATTATTGAGCCGAAGCGCGTCGCAGCGGCGCGTTTCAGCCCAAAACTCGAATTCTCTTTCTGCCCTAGCCTCCCACTCGTCCGCCCGGTCCTCTGTGAGTCCCAGGAAGTCGGCGTCCACCCGGGCTTTCAGGTGCAGCCCACTCCCCACCACATTGGTGCGGGAAGTCTTGATGGCGCTGGCGGCGATGGGGCTAGTCATGTACAGCTCCCGGCTGCGGTTGCGCAGGGTGAGGAGGTTGGCGTCGATGTCCATCTGAGGGCTGGAGGAAAGGCCCGTCATGCCCTTGAGGGACTTCTTCACGTAGGACGCGCCGCCCTCGCTGTAGCCGTAGTTGACCACCTTCCCCAGCTGCTCCATAGCAGCCCGGGCAGCCATACGCTTCGCGCCCCGGATAGGGGAGACGGCGCCCACCATTTTGTCGATAAAATTCAAGCGCTCACCTCCTACACGTCGCGCGGGATAACGCCGGAAACCCTGTTGGCGCCCTGGCCCTTGCCGCCTTCCATCGCCTCAGCACCTGCCAGGCGCTTGTACAGGCCGTCGATGGCGTCGCGGATCTCCGCCAGGTTGGCCCTTGTGAGGTTACGGCTGCCCACCGCGTAGGACTGGGCACCGCAGAGGATGGCCTCCTCCGCCGCCAGATACATCTCCAGGCGTTTCCGGTAAAACTCTGATAGCTTCATGTTCGTCACCAAATTTCTATGCCCCTGGGCTTATGTCTGCGCTGCGGGGGAGGCGCTGTCACTGGGGCCTCGACTTCTCCAAGCCTGCGTCGCTCCATCGCGTCCAGGTTGGGGTTGAGGATCTCCAGCGCTGCCTGGGCGTAATTGCGTATGTCCCAAGGCTCGTTGCGTGCGTACTCGGATTTTTTGACCCACTGGCGGACGGTCTGGCCGCCGGAGGTCTTGGTTATACGGTGCTCAGCCGTGAGGCCCTCGAAGTAGGCCTCGTCATAGCCTCGCCCCGGGTCCATCGGAAAGGCACAGTAGCCCGGATGGTCCGGGAACTGGACTTTCAGCCGGGAGGACAGCGTGTCCTTGCCGGCGTCTACCCCCAGGGTAAAGAGCCACGCCCCGGACCGGTGGCGGGTCTTGGGGCGCTGAATAAAAGCCTCCCCTGCGCCGCCCCGGCCTTTAATGGCCCACACCCTTCGGGTCTCTCTCGCCCTGCAATAGGCGTACACCTCAGAGGAGTAGTGGCCGCCGGAGTCCACGCAGGTGGTCATCACCTGCATCTTCTGGCCGTCCGCTCGGACGTACTCCCCGAAGATCACGTCGTCCAGCATGGACCAGGTCTCCATCAGCCCGGGGTCACCCATGATGACGCCGTACTGGATGCCCCAGCTCTTTTTCTCGGCGCCCCAGCCCACGATCTCGTACTCTAGTCGGTTGTCCTGGACGTCCACCGCGGCGGTAAGCACCAGCACAGGGGCCGGCACCTGGCAGTTGTACATCTCCCGACGGCGCAAGAGCAGCTCGTCGATGTCCACCTCGCCCCGCTCCTCCCAAGAGAGGCCCAGGGCCGTATTGTGCCACACCTTGAGCGCCTCCACGCCGTCATGCTTGGCCCGGAGGAAGTCTCCGACGATCTCATCCCAGCGCTTCCAAGGGGAGGCCAGCTCGTTTAAGTGAAACCCCCGCCACTTGCGGCCTGGATACTTCGCCACCCAGCGGATGGGTTGCCGCTTCCAGGCTGCTTCCTTGGACAGGGCCCCGCACTCCTTGCAGACAAAGCCCAGCACGTGAGCCTCATCACTGCCACTTTCGTGCTCGAATTTCAGTTGCTCCCAGGCGTATTCTTGGTAGGCCCCGCACTGGGGGCAGGCCACCTCCAATTCCTCGGCGGTGGAGCTGTCAAAGTCCTTGTCAATGCGGGACTCCCCCTTGATGGTGGGGGTGGACACCTCCAAAACCTTCCGATTCCAGAAGGTGGTGGTGCGCTTGACGGCCAGGGCTACCGGGTCGCCCTCCCGGCCGGCGGAAACTGGGAAACGGTCCACCTCGTCCAGCAGCAGCACCCGGATAGGCCGGGAGGCCAGCTTGGACGGGGCGTTGGCGCCTATCATGGTAATATGTCCCCCGGGGAAGCTCTTGTGAAAGGTGGTATTGCCCTTGCGCTTGTCGCCAGTGTCCAGCACCTTGCCGGACAGGGTGGGGCAGTCCCGCAGCATGGGGGCAAGCCTATCCTTGGAGAAAGCCTCGGCCATATCCTCGGTGGGCTGGATGTACAGCATGGGCGCTGGGTCGTAGTCCATGTAGTAGCCAATGGCGTTGAGGAGAATCTCTGTCTTTCCCACCTGGGCCGAAGACTTCACCACGACACGCTCCACCCGAGCGTCCCCTACCGCGTCCAGAATTTCCCGCTGATAAGGCGCCCTGTCCGTACGCCAGCGGCCCCTTTCGGCAGAGGCTTCCGGGGACAACACCCGGTATTCATCCGCCCACTGAGAGACGGTCATCTCCGGAGGCGTGGCGTAGGCCTGCATGAGGCGCTTAAACAGCCGCAACGTGCGCCGATGTTCAGTTTTCCTCCTGGTCGTCGTCGCCATCGGTTTCATCCTCCTCAAGGGGCAGGGGGTCGGCAAAGTCGGCGGGGTCATACCCGGCGATCTCGTTGAGGGCCTCGGCCACCTCCCGCTGGAGCGCCTGCTGAATCTCCCCAGTGTCCTCCATACCGGCCACCTGGGGCGCGGCCTTTACGGGGATGCCCAGCAGCCGGGAGCGCACGGCGGCGGCGGACTGCGTCCACACCCGTTCCACATCCTCGGCCCGGTGGAGCTTACCCTCAAGCAACTGCACCGCCAGCTGGGTTTTGCGCATCTTCCAGCGCTCGTGGTCGGCGCGAATTTCATCCAGGCTCTTTTGTTCCTGGCTCTCTTCCAAACTCTCCAGCTTGTAGGTGATGTAGGACTGCACGGACTTCTCTAAGTCGTAGACGCCCCGGCGTAGCTTCACCACGGCGCCCTGCTTGGCCAGCAGTTGCACCCGCCGCGGGGTGATTCCCAAGCAGTTAGCCAGCACATCGGTAGCTACTTCCACGTTCTCCCTCCCAAACGAAACCGAACCGGCCTATTTTCGAACAAAAATTCTGCGTTTTTTTGCGGGTCGCAGCAACCACTCGCGTTTTTTTCGCTGGAAGGACCCGTGAAAAATTTTTCTCGCCCATCAGTTGAAGAAAAGCTCTGTGTCGCTGTCAAACTCCGCAAAGTTTTCCCCATAGTGCGCGGCCATGCCCGCCATGCGGATGGCCGGGGCTGCCATATCCTCCTGGAAGTCCTCCAGAATGTCCGCCAGCACAGCCGCGGTCCCTGCCTCGGCGTTGTCAAAGGCGGCATAGTAGGCGTCGCCGATCATGCGCCGGGTAGCAAGCGCCTCGTCCCGGTAGACCGCCAGCAGCTGGGCCGGGCTTTGATAATCCTGGGCCTGGGCATCCACGGGGCCACGGGTGACGGTCTCCCCCTCGCCCAGCAGGATGTCCCCCAGCTTGTCCGCCCAGTCTGGGTAGGCGTGGGCAATCTTGTGGTGAAACTCACCGGCAAACTTTGTCAGAAACCACTGGCCTTCCATCACATACACCATGCGGTCGCACAGGGCGTTCATGGAAAAGCAGCGGTCCATCGCCATTTGAATGGCGTCTCTCACTTTGGGATTCACGGGTTATCCTCCTTGCATACACACATTTTTGGTATATTCCACCGCTGCCTTGCAGGCATCGCACACCCGCACGGGGGCGGCCTGCACATCCTGGGCCAGCTCGAACAAATCCGTTTCCGAGGACAGGGGTACCGGCGTCCCGCAGATGATGCAGGGCACGGTATAGCCCCCGGCCCGGGGCTGTGTTGCTTGGTTCATTCTCCATGCTCCTTCCAAAACTGTGCGTTGAGCTTTCGCAGCTGCTCCCGTATTTCTTCCAGCTTTTGCTTCTGTCTTTCCGTCAGGTGCTTTTCCCGAGACAGCCGCGCCCTTTCCCGCTCCAGCATACCCTTGGCGGTCATGATGTACTGGCATTTCCCGATATTGCAGAAATGAACACCCGTCTTGCGGTAGGCGTCCCACTCACAGGTTGTAGGATAGGGGCAAAACATAGGCATCACGTCCAGAAAATAAAAAACCACCCCCAGCCGTAAGGCCAGGGGCGTAAAAGGATAGAAGTGGTATACTTGGAGCCCGTGGGCGGAATCAAACCACCCGCTGCCGGTCATCAAGCCAGCAGCATGCCAATCCGGGC